GTTGCCTTTGCAGCGTCTCCAGCTTTTGCTCTTGAGGAAGCTGCTGCCCTAGCCGCAGTTTGCGAAAGGTAGATAAGAACCGACACTCTAGAACCCCTAAGAATATTGATATTAATTCCTTCAAGCGTAACGTGTAATTGATTTTTCTTTATTTCTAGCAGATTATGGGTATTAATTTCCTCAGCGAACTTGTAATCCCTATGCGCATTGGAATAGTCTATTCCAACCCAAACTCCTGAAACAGTTTGAGCATTTCTAAATTCATCAAGGTTAACAGTTTGAGGCTCCTTACCGTTATTTTGCTTAGGCGTCTGTATAGGCTCTAAGTACTGATCCTTAAAATTAGCATCATCTGTTTTTTTGGGATCAGGGTTTCCTCCATGGTCATACCAGTATACGTGCTTGCGTAGCGCATGGTTCGCTAGAATTTCGCCATGGTTTCCGTCTAGCTTGTAATCAACTATATAGAATTCTGAACCCTTTGACCCAGGATGATTATTCAAGACAATCGGAGTTTCAAGTGAATTCTCAGTCGTTTCACTATTTTCTTGAATACGCCGTTTATCGATAGCTGTTTGCTCAAGAGCAACAAGACCTTTTTCAGTATCTCCTTCTTGATTAAGCATCTTCTCGACGTTTATGAAGTTAAGATTATAGTATCGATCTATGAAACAGTCAAAAAATGTATCGTCGTTTCTATATGCTCTCTTCTTTATATCGTGAATGAATGACTTATATGTATAATTTGGCATTAGCCATGTCATTTTATCATTCATATTTTGCGGCTGGTTATCCGCAAATCCTAACTGAAGATCATCGGCTACTTTTTTTAGAGCTTCTAGCGAAGTCATATTCTTGTACGACTTAGAAAAATTTCCGTTTATCTTTGGCACATGTAATTCTCCAGCAAAAGTGTACACCGTTATATTCGAGTTAGGAATAACCACAGACCCGATTGAAGTAATTAGGTAATCGCCGCTAAGAGATTTAAGCTTATCGTTTGCAGATCTTACGAAAATACTAATTAATGGATCGGCGATAGGAAATATTCCAGCTCCGAAAATATTCTCAGTATCCATTATAGTTAATGAGATTTGCGGTAGAAGCTCTTGCTGCCAAACAGTAAATGATTTAACGCTATCCTCTGGCAATCTAAGCCCGCCTATCAAAATTATAGGTGCAACCGATCCCCTTTTTACGGCTTGACCTTCGCTGGTTTCTGCCGTCCCAGCCACTTGATTATTATCCTTATCTCTCGCGTTATCTAGGTCAGGTACGCTAATCTTAGTTGGTGTTATCTTCGGCGTCGATCTAATAATAATTCTATCCATTAACCGCCTATCTTATTTTGGATTAGGGTTTGAATGAGTTTAGTTCTTGAAATAGGTACCGGGCAATCCTCCTTCTTTACGCTTGTGACGTCTGATCCGAATACAATTTGGCCGTTTGCGACCTTAACTCCTTTATCTAGAGCAACGTTCGGCGCGACCGGCGGCGCACTAACGCCATCTCTATTCGCCAGAAACTCGAGACGTTTTTTATCCTTTTGAGTTTTGGGTTCAAATTTAAAGTTTGCAACCTTTTTTCGGGGCTCGTTAAAATTGGGTCTAGGCGGTTTATTGCTAAATTTATTTAGAACGTTAGAATCCGGTACGACTATCACAGTATTCTCTCCAATAGCGAACGGATTCGAATAGCCGTTATATTTTAATAAAAGATCAACCTTTCCGGAATCTCCATAAAATTTGTGAGCGATTAGATCAGGCCGCATTGCCGTGTCCTGATCAATCAATACCGGCTGGCCTGCGTTTGATCTAAGCCCTATGAAACTCACAGCTCTTTCGGTTAAATCGACCAGCGTATCTCCACATGGATTAGTGAAAGACCTCTTGTTATACAGCATTGGTAGTTTTAACATAGTATTAAGTGTTAGTTTGACGCCTTTCGAAGTAGAGCCACAGTAGACCGTCATCAAAAGGCGAGCTTACGCTCTTTGGATCCTTTTTATCACTGCCAGCGTAGCGATATGCGCGCCGCAGTCGATCTCGATATGCCATAAATGAAGATTCTGTTGTATTGTCTCCAGTAAATCCGAGCTCTTCTGTAACCTTCTTAATTCCGTCAGGGCCAAGTGCCTTCTTGAGATTTGCAAAGTCGGCATTATTTTGTGTGCCCATAGTGTCTTGAGTAGAGGACGGATTGCGTATTTGCGACCTGGTCAACTTAGTTTGTCCCAAGTTAAATATTCTCTCGATTGCAGTCTTATCTCTAGGCTTTCCTTGCTTAAGCCCGACCGTGAAGGTTACGCCAGTTGGAAAATCGTCCGGTCCCATGTCCTCATCGAATTGCATTGATGCCGATGAACAAACTAAATCCCCCATTACCATAATCGGATTCATTGGGTTTCCTACGACAAGATGCCACTCTCCGATTGGTCTATCCGATAGTGCTGATTTAACACTTATGAATTTTGGAACGGCTTTCGATAAAGCATCCATTGCTGTTGCTTGGGCTGCTCTAGCAAAAGTATCTCCAATCGCTGATGTATCTCCGTCAATTGCGCCTTTAACTAAATCTACGCCTTTTCCGACCAAATCCTTTACTGTGTTAACCGTCGTTTGCGCAAGCTTCATCAGCTGAGTCATATCGCCCGTTTCAAATGACATTGCGTATCGAGTTAACAAATTTCCTATCAGCTCGCCAACCGTTGGGCTAAATTTTAGTCCAGGATTTGCAAAATACCTATTTAATTGGCCCAAGAATTGAGCATCAGCATAGGTTAAGTGCAAAAAGTTAGAAATTAGATCAAGAGCAACCACTTTTGGGCTAAGTCCATTAAAGGATCTAAATGAATAGTGAAACTTAATACTGAATTCTTGATCCCAGCCAGTTTGCATTCCTCTCTCTCTCCTAAGGCTTCGATCGATAACATTTACCGGCCCGAAAACGCGATTCCAGTAAGGCCCATTGGTTTCATATAGGCCCTTTAGATACGCCTGCATATTCTTTTCAATTCCGCTTAATTGTTGAAGATTTGCATTACTTCCGTATGCAGCGGTATACGCGATCTCCAGCGCTTTTCTAACATCACTGCCTCCTTCGAGCTTATCAAATATTGCTAAAACGTCGGATACCAAGACCTCGTTTCCAGTAATCTCCTGATATTGCACAGTGTTTGATTGCCAGTTCAGGTTCCATTTCATTACGCCAATATTAGATAAATTGTTTCCAGTATCTCCACCCCACCAGGTAACAGCTTGGCATACCGGAAGAGGCTGCCTAGCGATTTCGGTAGCGCCGTCGGCTATACGATCGTCGATTGGAAACGGATAACGCCTCAGCGTAATTAACCGATTGTTCGGTATTTTGCCGTAATATTTACAAAAAACAAAATCTGTTAAGGAATAGGGCTGAAAGCCGGTTACGCTATGAACCGATTTTCCTGCTCCCCAGTTAACCAAATTACTCGCGGTTGGATTTGCCAGAGTCGCGCTCTCGTTTCTGGCCGCATACGCTTGAGCAGCTGCCTTAATCGTAGCAATTTTATCATTATTTGAGGCAGCTTCTTCTAATTTTTTACGCCTTTCAGCCGATGCATCTTCGCCAAGCGCATCTGCCTGCTTTAAAGAGTTTTCAACGAACTCCTTTTTTTGCTGGTTTTCATTTTGTAAGCGATTTATTTCTTCATCGTTTATCGCATTGGCTGTCGCCATATCACGATTCTCATAACCGATGAAGTGTTTTCCTGGATCGTATGCTAGCCCGTTTATGAAATTTGAATAGGTGAAATACGTGAATTTATTAAAGATTGATTCCGGTGAACCAACGATTGGTGTTCCAGGATACCTTTTATCTCTTAATTTATTGACCTGCGTTGATGCAAGGTCTTCCAAATAGTTGGTTCCCCCAAATAGCTGTTCAACTTTTAACCGACCGCTTTGCATACGTTAGTTGCTTTAACTTTTTACTATTTATTTCAATCGCCAGAGGTCTTCGATTTTTAATAAAAGCCCCCAAATAAAAAAAGATCACATTAGGTGATCTTTTATTTTTATTAAGTTTACGATTAATCAATCTAGCCCCATGAATTCTGAGAACCCTGCATGATTAATGGAAAGGATCCAAGTCTGGGTTAGGAATCATTTTCCATGCTTTTTCTGGATTAGTTCCCTGACCTCTTGCGATTTGAACTTCTTCAGCATAATCCTTTATCGCAATTAGAGCATCAGAGTAATCTCCATCCGCTAACATTTCTTCAACCGTGCTAGCCATATCGTCTGACATCTTGACCCGGTATACAACTGGATGTCTTTGTGAATTGAATTTACAGCGCATTAGCATCATTCCAAGATTTCCGCCGTATGCCTTTTTGTTTGGCTCGTCCTCTCCGCCGGTATCACTCAGGCCTAGAGCTTTAAGCTTGTCCATATTAACTGCTCGATTTAGGTCAGGCTCCTTCATAAATGACTCAACTCCGTGACAGTCAGCTATGCCGTAATACCAAGAGGACTCTCCGCTCTGTCCGCGACTTTCATTAAACGTGCTGAACCGTTTTACTATTCTCTTCATGCTTTCCTTTTTTTATTTTTACGACCAGCTCACCTGAACCTTTTATTAGGCGATGCCATTCGTGCCGGGCAATGAAAATTTTTTCTGTGAATTTTCGGGGTAGTTCATTCTCTAATTGAATATACCAATCGGTTTCAGAAATGGCTTCGACCAGCCGATCTTCATCGTCACGGTGCCACATAAGTTCGATCGGATCTATACTTTCGGAGAACGTTCGAATCACTTCGGTGCTATCCAATATTTCTTCAAGGTAAGGTTTCATTACCAAAAACCTGGATAAGTTTTACCGCCCCAAAGATGTGCGTACCGATTGATTCTGCATGCCCAATACCCCGCCTTTGTTTTATCCTTTTTAAGATGACATTGGTGACGAGCCGCAAAGGACGCTCTTGCCTTTGAGTTACTCACCTTTGCGGTAAGGCCACCATGCACGTCCCCAAAAGAAATTTTTCGAATGTTTCCAGTTTTAGGGTCCTTAACGAATACATGATACTTCTTTTTGCCTCCTCGCTTTGGATAACTTAGTTGAACCTCTCTTCCTTGATATTTAGCCTCAGTTAATTCTTCTACTGGAAAATCAAGAGGAACTTCTAGCCCTTCATAAATACCAGTTTTGCCCAAGTCGGTTTCCATAAAGAGAATATGGTCAATTCCAGTAAATGAAAGGTCTCCCTCCTCAAACCTATTTCTGGCTTCATGTAGCACGTTAATGTGAGCTTTAGAGCCAGGTCTAAATATCGATTCGGCTATCGAAATATTATTCTCGATATGATATCTGAGATTTTCCGATATTGGTATGCTGTTTACCATATTCTTTACATTGAAACGACCTTTCCGCCACACTCATTGCAGGTCATGTCTTCGTCCAGGTCCTGATTTTCATAAACCGAACCGCAGCTTTCACACATGTACCCCTCGTATGTCATTGAGGTTTCCCCCTCTTCCATATAGTGTTCGTGATCAAACTCTTCGACCTCATCGTTCTCTTCGGTCTCGTTAATGAAAAAGTTTGCAACTTCTTCAATATCGTCCTTAGACGTTGCGATATGGTCTACTGCCCAACTATGATCCTGTAAAATTCTATCGACTTGACTAGGTTCCATCTCAAGCATTAATCCAACAAGCCGATGGATTGTTTCAAGGTTTCCAAAAAACATGTAATTTTGAGACTCATGATGCTTTTCATGGTCAATTCTTTCGGATCCATATTCGTGACCCATTTCATTAAATTCCTCAGGGTTAAAACTCTCAAAGGTTTTTATTAGATTTCTCATTTATTACTATGATTATTTTAGAAATTGCGATACGAATTCCTTGAACTCAAGGATCTTTTTCTTCTTTGCGCTCTTTTTTCTAGGCGAAAAATTATCGCCGGATCCAATAGAGGTTGGAGTAGGAGCTACTATATCCCCCATAGAACCTATTGAGCCAGGTACTTGATTTGCAAGCCCAGGAGCCGTGGCCTCTTCGAATATTGATCTAGACTTTTTAACGTCTAACACGCCGGTATTCGGTATGAATAGTCGTGAAAGAGCGTCTCCTGCGAGTTCGCCGGCTCTGCCTCCTACTAATCTACCAGCGGTCTTCGCCACAGTATTAAGGGTTTTTGCATAAATATTATGAATCTTAGATCCGAATCCTGCCCAAGCTTCACCTTCTGGTGTGGTTGTTTTCGGAGATCCTCCAAACAGTAAACTTAGCAGGGACTGTAGACCGGTTCTAAACTTCATTATCGAAGATGAGTCAGCGATCTGTTTGCCAGTTACAGGCAAAGGAATTCTTTCGTACATTTTAAGCTGAATATCATAGTCATATCTGATCCCTTTTGCTTTACTTAGCTCAATCGATTTATCTTTAAATTTCCGATACACTGAAACCTCAGCGATATCGACCATTTGAGTTAAGTACTTTATCGTTTCAGGACTAGTCTCAGCTTTAAACTTACTTGATCCTTTAAGAGAGTTTACCTTTGTTCGAATCTCCTTAAATTCGCGTACTATTTCTTCTTCCGTTGTAAATGTCGTATAGTTTAACTTAACGATTCGCGAAATCAGGTCGGCCTCCTCTCTATTTAGCGATGCTCCCTGCACAAGATAATCTAATTGATCTCGGCCGATGCTACTCGATACTCTATCGTATGTTTGATTTTGCGCTTGAGCGAGTGAAGTTTTAGAAGGCTCGTCCAAATGATCGGTTACGATATTTAGCTCTTGCCATGAATTTACAATCTCTTTTGCGATTTCGCGCTTTTCGCCTTCGCTTTTTGCAGATTCCAATCGCTGGAGAAGTTCGTAATTTCTTTTACC